TCATTTCAGGATGAAAGTGTGTGAGAGGCCGTTCTTGAACACGATGGTTTGCACCCGGCCATCGTAGATCGTGATGTTCTCGATGATGCTCATAACGAACGAACGCAGGACCTCCCGCGACACCGTTGTCGCCAGCCGCTTGTAGTAGATATAGGTTCGGCCTTCGAGCTTCTGTGTAAGAATGAACTTGGATGCCGCATGAACGAACTCCTCGTCCGACACATCCTTCTCGTCCGCGTTTGACATGACCATGCCGATCTGCTCATTGACCTCAGCGAGCTGGCTCATCAGCTTCTCTCGCTGGATGATGTAGTCCTTCTGAGAGATGGAGTCGTCTGAGTACAAGTAGAGATTTTGAAGGCGTTCCGCCGCCCGCTCTATCCTTGTCTTTTCCGTATTCAGGTTTTCCAGCTCTATGTCTGACACGACAGGCTTCTTCCTGACCTCAACGCTACTGTCGAATGGGGCCTTCTCCGTCAGCCCGGAGGCCAGCATATTGTAGAGATCGTCCAGTCCTGCTCGCTCGACACCATCGACATCCCTGAATGTACTGCCTGAGAGCAGCATCTTCTCCATATCCTCCACGGAGTTTATGCTGTCGAAGTTTTTCTGGACGTTCAGCATATTTAGGATGTAGTTGAACACGAACTCGCCCAAGACCACCTCTGAGGTGGCCCTGCCTTTGCACAGATATTCGCTCCTGCGCTTTGTCGGGCAGACGTAGACAGACCAACGGATGCCGTCTTGGTCTGCTGGCCTGATGGTAGATGTCATCGCATGGCCGCAGTTGCCGCAGATGACCAGCCCGCCGAAAACATGGACGTTCTTTTTCTTGGAGTATATACCGCGCCGCTCGCATTCAAGCCGCCTGTTCTCCTTCAGAATCCGCGCGATTTCTTCCTTTTGCTCTCTGCTGATGATAGCCGGGTGGTGGTCCTTGACCGTAATCCACTCCGATTCCTTCTTCCGCTTCTGCCTGTCGCCATCCTTCAGGACGTTGTAACGGTAGTCTCCGCAGTAGAAGATGTTGCGCAGGATGATGAGCAGGGTTGAAGGGGAGTAGGTACAGCCTGTCCGGGTGCGGTAGCCATGGCCGTTGAGGTATCTGGCGAGAGAAACCAGCGACCGCTCCTGCTCGTACTTGTCGTGGATGATTTTGACCACCGCCGCCTCGCTCTCGTTGATGGTGAACGTCTTGGTTTCCGGGTCATAGTCATAGCCCAGCGGGACGCGGCCACCGTTCCACTGTCCGTTTGCTGCTCTGGACAGCATGGCTGCCGTTACGCGCTCCGAAGTCATGTTACGCTCCAGCTCCGCGAATATCAGGATGATTTTGAGCATGGCCTCGCCCATCGCAGAGCTGGTGTCGAACTGCTCGTTCTTGCTGACGAAGACCACTCCAAGCTGCTTCAGCTCGCTGTACATTGTGGCGAAGTCCAGCAGGTTACGGCTGATACGGTCGATTTTCCATACGAGGATATGCGTGAACATCCCCAGCCTGACCTGCTGCATCATCTCCTGAAATTTTGGGCGGTCTGTATTCTTGCCCGAATAGCCCGCATCCTCATAGACGACGTAGTCCTCCGTGTTCAGGATGAGCCGCGCGTAGTTGATGAGGTCTTGCCGCTGCATCGGCAGGGAGTCCTTGTCTATCTGGTGCAGGGTCGATACGCGGGTGTATATTGCCACGCGGGGCTTATCTGGCAGCTTTACCTTTGCCATGCTATGTCACTCTCCATCTAAAGCTAAAATAATGCCCTCTAAGGCCGTCTTCAACCGATTCAACAACTTTCCCACATCTGGAGCCAAAACGCCCTCAATGCAGCTCTCTCGCGCGGATATGACTGACCCGCTGGAAAATTCAAATTCTCCATACAAAAATGACCGTCTGATTTTGTCAGGCGGCCATTTTCGTATACAGAACCTTGCCAAGTTCCGCATACGAACATTTTTGAGCGGGAGATTCCTTCAGCATCGGCAGCGTCAAGAGGCCGTCATGCGCGAATGGCTCGACAGCCTTCATGTCTGCAACGTAGAAGTCCCAGAGCAGCATATTTTCGATGCTGTCTCCCGGCGACATCCCGCGCCACACACCGAAAACAGCCACGCTGTCGCTGCTGGAAAAATCCAGCTTGAACGTGATATGTTCCGGGTGCTCGCCATCCTCTGACTGCGTATAGGCCGCAGCTTTGAAGACAATTCTGCCCTCCGAGATCAGCCGATGAAATCGCTTAGTCTGATTATCCGACATCTTTTGCCTCGGCCTCCTGAGCCGCATTGGAATCGACCATGCCATCAAGATACGCTTCGAGCCTGATCTTCTGCTCGTTCGAGATGGACCTGTACTTCAGCAGGAGAGCGGCCTCGCGTGGATTCGCTGCGCTCGTCTGATTTTCTGACGTTTCTACGTTGCCAAATGCCAGCCAGTCCATCGACACGCCAAAGAACTCCGAGAAGCGGACGAGAGCTTCTACCGATGGACGACCCTTGCCCTTCTTCCAGTCGGAGAATGCCGAGTTGGAGAGACCAAGCTCTTTCTGGAGTTGCTTCTGGTTCATCCCGGACTGCTCCTGAAGCATGATAAGGCGTTCCAAAATTGTACTCATAATAACCTCCTTAAAAATAGCTGGAAAATTCCAATAATGATATTGACTAACTGGAAGATTCCAGCTATAATTAAGTTACAATCACTTACTCAAATATCCCACCGACCAAGTGGATGTAATCTGATTGTATCATTTTACTTGTAAAAAGTAAATTAAAAATGATGAGAAGGAGGCGCAAAATGATGGCAAGACCCCTGCCGCAGTGGTGTAAGAATGTCAAAATCGAGCTTGTGCGGCGCGATATGAGCATTTCTGACCTCGCAAAGCTCGTTGGCCTGACGAAGCAGTACACATCTGGCATCGTCAGTGGCCGCAATTACTCCGAAACCGCTGTCAAGAACATCAGCGATGCCTTGAACATCCCTGACAGTCCGTATCAGTGATTACATCGTAACACAGGAGGAACCCAAAGAAAATGGGAAGAGACTGCTCAAAAGCGAGCGGAAATGTGTACTTTGAGGCTAGAAAAGCTGCCGCAGAATACGACGACAGGCTTTACAGCCGCGAAAAGGCCGCCGAGCTCCTCGGCGTAAGCGTGTCCACCCTCGCTGATTACGAAAACGGTAACACCAAATTCGTCCCGGTTGACAAGGTCGTCCTTATGGCTGATCTGTACCATCAGCCGGAGCTGAAGACCGGGTACTGCAAGCACGAGTGCCCGATTGGAGCGTGTATGCCGTTCTGCACCAAAACCAGCAGCATCGCAATGGCAGCCCTGAAAGTGCTGAAAGGGCTGGATGACTCGAAAATCGACAGCCTGCGCCATCGCATCATTGATGTGGCCGCAGATGGACGGGTCGATGCCAGCGAGAAGCCTGAGCTCGCTGAGATTTTGAAGAATGTGGACGAGATCGCTCTTGCGATGAACGAGGTCCGGCTCGTCTGCGAAAAAGAACTGGGGTAGTCAAATGAACGCCGACAAGCTGAGAGAAATCCTTCGTATTGAATACGGCATCCGCTCCGATGAGGAGCTGTACGATGCTGTTGAAAGGATGGAACCGCTCAACATCGGCCTGTTCACGACACCCATCAAGCAGAAAGGAGTCCGCAATGTCCGCACCGAAAAATAACCAGCTCGCCACCGTTGCCAGCATCAAGGGAATGCTTGCGCGGGACGACATCAAGACCCGCTTCAACGACATCCTCGGCAAGAAGTCCAGCCAGTTCATGGCCTCGCTCGTGAACGTCGTGGCCGCATCCCCGCAGCTTAAAGCGTCCGAACCGAACTCGATCATGGCTGCCGCATTTGTCGCCGCGTCGTTCGACCTGCCTATCGACAGCAACCTCGGCTTCAGTGCCATCGTTCCGTTCAGCAAAAAGACCTGCATCAATGGCCAGTGGGTGAAGCAGAGCCTCGCCCAGTTCCAGATGATGTACAAGGGCTATATCCAGCTCGCCATCCGCAGCGGCGAGTATGAGAAGATGAACTGTGCTGAGGTTTATGCGGACGAGCTTGTCAGCTATAACCCCATCACCGGCGAATGCCGGTTTGTTGATGACTTCTCGGCTTGCAAGTTCCGCAATGAGGGCAAGACCGACAAGATTATCGGCTACTACGCATGGTTCCGGCTCCGCTCCGGCTTCACCAAGGAGCTGTATATGAGCAAGGCCGAAATCAACAACCACGCGCAGAAATACAGCCAGTCGTACCGCTACGACATCAACGATGGCAAGCAGTCCAGCCGGTGGTCTACCGATTTTGACGCGATGGCAAAAAAAACTGTCATCAAGCTCCTGCTGAGCAAGTGGGGCATCTTGTCCGTCGAGATGCAGAAGGCCATTGAGGACGACCAGAAGGTGTATGAGGTGGACAGCACCGAGCAGTACAGCGACAACCAGCCTGATGTCGCTGAGGCCGAGAATCCGTTCACGCCGCCCGCCATCGAAGCCCCGAAAAATGAAATCCAGCCTGTGCCTGAAGTCGAAACGCTGGAAGAGCTTGATATTATGGAGGAATAAGGAACATGGGAGCATTTGTGTTGACCTCGGAGAACTACTACTCACAGGAAGCCAACAAGGAATACCTGAGCGTAAGCCAGTATAAGCAGTTCGTCGGAACGTATGGCCGCCGTGGGTGCGAGTTTACTGCGCTTGAGGAGCTGAATGGTCGCTGGCAGCAGAAGAAGAACTCTGGCATGATGATCGGCAGCTACGTTGACAGCTATGTCGAGGGTACGCTGGACGAGTTCAAGAAGAACAACCCTGAAATCTTCAAGAAAGACGGAACCCTGAAGGCTGACTTCACCAAGGCTGAGCAGGTCATTGCCCGCATTGAGCGCGACCCCTTCTTCATGTCTACGCTGGCTGGCGAGAAGCAGGTCATTATGACCGGCGAACTTTTCGGTGCCAAGTGGAAGATCAAGATGGACAGCTATTTGCCCGGCACGGCCATCGTTGACCTGAAGGTCATGGCCTCCCTGACTGAGCACAAGTGGGTCAAGGACCTTGGCTACCTCGAATTTATCCGTTACTGGGGCTACGACATTCAGGGTGCTGTGTATCAGGAAATCGTTCGGCAGAACACCGGCCTCCGGCTGCCGTTCTATATCTCTGGTGTATCCAAGGAAGAAGAGCCCGACATCCGCGTCATCCAGATCGAGCAGAACTTCCTCGATGAAGCTCTGGCTGCTGTGGAATCGAATATGCCGCGCATCGTCCAGCTCCGCAACGGCGATGTCGAGCCTGACCGCTGTGAGATGTGTGACTGCTGCCGCCATCACCGCATTCTGACCGCCCCCATTAGTCTGAGTGCGCTGAATGCCTCTATTTGATTATTGTAGCCGGAAAGGGGGTGGTATCTATGGCTTGGGTCAAGGTGTATGAAGCCGTTATCGGCCCCAAGCTCCGAACGCTTGCAAATGACATTGGCTGCTCTCAGAACGAAGCCCTCGGCGTTCTCGTTCGACTGTGGGTCTGGGGTATCCGAAATGTCAACGCTGCCGGTGAAATCATCGGCGGGAGTGAAGCCGACATCGAGGCTGTCATCCAAACTGGCCTCGACAATAGGTATTCATCCAAAACTGTCATTCGTGCGATGAAGGATTCCGGCTGGCTCGATGTTGAAGATGGTCGTATCAGTCTTCACGACTGGGGAGAATGGCAAGCGCAGTGGTACAAGGATGTTGAGCGGAAGGGAAGGGACGCAGAGCGAAAGCGCAAAGAACGCGCCCGCAAGAAAGCTCCTGCCCCTGTCGAGCTCTGTGAACCTGCCGCTCCTGCGAAAGCCGTTCCGAAAGCATCCTACCCGGAAGGGTTTGAAAAATTCTGGGATGCCTACCCACGGAAGGTCGGCAAAGGGGAAGCGTACAAGAAATATTGTGCGCGTGTCAACGATGGCTGGGGAGAGAATGAGTTGCTTGAGGCTGCCGTAGCTTACGCTGTGAGCGTTGAGCAGAACAAGACCGACAAGCAGTTCATAAAGCACCCGAAGACGTTCCTGTCCGACGCTACGCCCTTCACTGACTACCTGAAACACGCCGAGCCAACGGTCTCTGCCGCCGCAAGTAACGACCCATACGCAGATTGGAGGTAACTCGTGCCTGAACTGAAAAAATGTCCCTTGTGCGGTGACACTGTGGAGTTTGAGATTGACTTCCCGACCTTCGATGAAACCGGCAAGACGGTAAAGCGTATCGTGCCAAAACGGTGCGTCTGCTCTTTGAAAAAGGAGGAAGAGCTCAAACGGCAGATGGAGCTGTACAGCCGCAAGCGTGAAGTTGAACGGCTCCGCAGCCTTAGCCTGATAGATGCCAAAGCCCAGAACGTCACGTTTGAAAGCTGTGAGCAGACCGATGGCAATGCGCGGGCATTGAAAATCGCCACCCGGTATGTTGCCAAGTTCGATGACCTCAAGGCCACCGGGCAGGGCGTAATGTTTTACGGCGATGTCGGAACCGGGAAGTCGTATATTGCGGCAGCCATTGCCAATGAGCTGATGGCAGAGCTGCATACCGTAGTGATGACCTCGTTCCCGAACATCCTCGAACGTGCCCTCGACTTCGACAGCAACAGCCTCGATTTTGCCAGCCGTGCCGAACTGCTCGTCATAGACGACCTCGGCGCAGAACGCAGCACCGATTTTGCCCTTGAGCAGATGTACAAGGTCATCGACGACCGCTACCGCAGTAAGCGTCCCATCATCCTTACCACGAACTTGTCCCTCGACCACATGAAAAAATGCACCGATATTCGGTACAGCCGCATCTTTGACCGCCTGTTCGAGATGTGCTACCCGGTCGAGCTGACCGGGCTGTCGTGGCGCAAGCGCAGCGCGGTCCGGCAGTTCGATGAGATGAAGAAGTTGTTAGGTGAGTGATATGGAGCTTATTGCAGAAATCAAGATTTTCTCGAAGGAAGACCGCAAGACGGTTGCCGGCATCCTCGTTGACAACGGATATACCGTTGGACCCGGCAAACGTCAGAAAACGCCGAGCGGCAAGAGCGTGGACTACACGCTGAAGCTGTATGCCGATGATGGCGGTGCAGAGAAATGACCGGGAGGAGAGCGTACATGAACAGCATCCAGTTCACCGTCCTTGGTGAGCCGTATGGCAAAGGGAGACCCCGGTTCAACAGGTTTACCGGGACTGCCCACACCCCTGAGAAGACCGAGAGCAGGGAAGCCCTCGTCGGATATGAATACCGCCGCCAGTGCGGTGCGTTCCGCTTCCCTGATACCGCGATGCTTGATATGCGGATTCTGGCGTACTACTCCGTCCCGAAAGGTGACAGCAAAGCAACGAGAGCTGCCAAGCTTGAAGGCTTTATCAGGCCGACCAAGAAGCCCGACATGGACAACGTGGTCAAGCTTGTAGCTGATGCTTTGAATCAGGTCGCATACCGCGACGATACGCAGATCGTGGACTGCCAGTGCCGCAAATTCTATTCCGAGCAGCCGCGCACGGTCATCATCATCAAACAGATTGGAAAGGAAAATGAGCATGAGTGAAGAATTTGGCCTTATTATCAACAACGAACACTCGCTTGACGAAAATGTCCACATTGATTGGAATAAGGATGAGCTTTTGAAGTACGTTCGTTCCATCACGGAGAAGTACGATGGCCGCATCTATACCGATGACGACATCACGGACGCCCGAACCGACCGGGCTGAGCTGAACGCTCTCAAGAACACCATCTCAGACAGCCGCATCCGTGTCAAGAAAGCTATCATGGCTCCGTATGACCGTTTCGAGGCCGAGGTCGCTGAAGTGACGAATCTCATCGTCGAGGCAGTGAAGCCCATCGACGAGGCCATCAAGACCCACGACGAAAACCAGAAAGCTGACAAGAAGAAGCAACTCGTCGCATACTTCGACAGTATCATCGGCAATCTGGCCGAATCCGTCACCTTTGAGCGCGTGTTCGACCCCAAGATGGTGAACGCTTCGACCTCTATGAAAAAGGCCAAGGAGGGCATCGCTGATGGTGTCCAGCAAATCAGGACGAACATCGAAACCATCAACACTGTCGTCAGTGAGCCGTACCGCTCCTTTGCTGTTGCGAATTACCTCCAGACCATGAAGCTGGCCGGGTCTATGAAGCTGGCACAGCGCATGGAGCAGGAAGACCGCCGCAAGGCAGAGCTGGCCGCTGAAGCTGAAAAGGCCAAGGCTGCCACCCCTGCACCAGCTCCTTCAGCTCCCGCAGTTGAGCCGCCCAAGCCCGCCGCGCCTGTCCAGCCTGTACCGCAGACCAGCTCGTTCGTTGCGGCAGCGGAGAAAGCCGCCGCAACTACTCCCGCTCCTTCCCCTGCACCCGCAGAATCCCCCGAAAAGCTGTACGCTATGAGCTTCCGCGCCATCGGCACGAAGGAGCAGCTTATGGCTCTCCGGCAGTATATGAAAGATAACCACATCAAGTATGGAAAGGTGGACTAAACGATGAACCAGAACTATGCAAAAGCTCTTACCTTCGACGGCGATACCTTCAGCGAGATCAAGAACAACCTCAACTTCGTCCTTCAGCGGCTCGTTTCCAACATGGTCGGCACCGGGGCAAATGATGGCCAGCTCACGCTGAAGCTCGACGTTTCGTTCTGCAAGAGCACCATCGAAAACTACGATGCCGAGATTGATGCCCCTGAGCGCGAAATCTGTATGCCGCAGTTCAAGCACAAAATCATGTCTAATATCAAAATCAACGATGAGCGCACCGGCGATGAGCGCAACGATACCATGGAGCTGTTCTTCAACGCAGAAACCGGCCAGTACGAAATGCGCCCCATCGCCAATACTGCCCAGCGCAGTATGTTCGATGATGATATGGCCGATGCCGGCTTCCGCGATGTTACCCCTGAAGCTCTGCCCGAACACACTGATGACTACCAGTACGAGAACGGCCAGTAAGTTCTCACTGCATTAGAAGGAGGTGGTTCCCATGGAGCCTGAAACCAATGACCTGAAGCTCACGCCTGAGCTGGAAGCCATCGTCCGGCTGGCATCCGAAACTGCGGTCGAATCGTATCGCAAGGAGCTTGAGCGGCAGCAGGAGCAGGATGGCAAAGCCCGCAGAGAGCGGCATCACCGCGTTGTGAACAGCGCGAAGATGCTGCTGAAGAACTACCGGCGGTTCAAGAAGATGACCGTGAGCAGCGTGTACGGCAAGGACACCAGCACCAACGAGACCCTCGTTGAGCTGCTGGAGCTGATGCAGGGAATCTACCGCAGCGGGGAACTTGAGGTCGTCAGCATCAAAGACCGGGTGGCTCGCACCGAGCTGATGATCGAGCACATTGACGCAATGCTGGAGGTCTACAAGAAGGACTGCAACAGGTCCCCTGAAGGCCAGCGGCGGTACAGGGTCATCTACTGGATGTACCTGTCTGAAGACGAGTCTAAGACCGCCGAGGACATTGCCGAGATGGAGAATGTTGTCGTCCGCACGGTATTCCGCGACATCAAGACCGCCTACGAAGAACTCGCTGTTTTGTTCTTCGGTATCGACGGAGTGAGGTTTTCTGAGCAATAATGTCAAAACGCTGTCATTGTAATTTCAGTTGACAGGCTTTAGAATAGTAAATGGCAGTAACGAGGCTGCCTGATGCTCAAGGATTCCTCCATCATCTGTTTGTGAGCAGCACACCCGGTTCGACAGCAGGCATGGCCGGGTGTGCACCTCGCAAAAACCCAAGACAGCTCATCACGAGCTGTCTTTTTGTTTTAGGAGAACGCTATGGAAGAACGCAAGGAACGGTGCATCAGATGTGAAAAAATGCGCGTTGGTGACCTGAAGCACGGTTTTGGAAACCCCAGAAAGATCACGAAGAAAAAGGCCGAGGAGCTGGAACGCTCGCTGGAGATGTTCGGCGACTTTGGCATCTTCCTCATCGACGAGAACGACAACGTGATTGCCGGAAATCAACGCAGCATCATCCTCACCAAGAAAGACCCTGATATCATGGTGGACTGCAAGCGGCTCATTGGCTACACCGATGCAGAGCTGCGAGCCATCAACATCAAGGACAACACCCACGCCGGTGAATGGGACCTCGACCTGCTCGCCGACTGGACTGCCGACCTCACAGTGGACCTTGGCCTCGATATGCTCGAAAAGAATCCTGACGAGCGGAAGATCAAGGACATCGAGCCGATTCGCTATGAGAAATATGACTATGTTATGATCGTCTGCCGGAATGAGGTTGACTACCTGAATCTTATCCGCGCACTCGGCATCGACGGCGCGAAAGTGCTTGTTGCCAAGCAGCGGAGGATAAAGGCAAGAGCCGTCTGGTATGACGATATGAAAGCCCAAATCGTACCCAAGGAAGACGCTCCACAAACAGACCCGGAAAACCCGGAGAAAGAGGAAGAAAATGATTAGAGTCCTGATTACAGGCTGCTCGATGCACTCGTATGACCTCATCCGTGCATTGAAGGACAACTACGACGGCGAGGAAATCTACGTCGTCGGCATCAACTGCGATGACACTGCGCTGCTCCGCAAGGGCGTTGACGCTGGCTATGTTGTTCCTCGCATCACCGAGGAAAGCTATATCCCGACCGTCATCGACATCTGCGAGAAGGAGAAGGTCGATGTCATCCTGCCGTTCATCACCGCAGAGCTGCCTATCATGGCAGAGAACCGCGAGCTGCTTGAGAGCCACGGCGTTAAGGTGTCCATCTCCTCTATGGAGTCCATTCTGGCCTCTGGCAACAAGGTCGAGCTGGCAAAGCACTACCCCGACCTGATGCCGAAGCAGATGGTCTGCAAGAAGCCCCTCGACTTCTTCCGGTTTGCTGATGAGATTAGCTACCCGAAGAAGCCCATGTGCTGCAAGCTCCCGAACCGCTGCGGCGGCCTCGGTTTCTGCATCATTGACGAGGAGAAGGGCCGCGACCTGACCATCTACAACAAGTTCGGCATGAACCGCTATATCACGTTCGATATGCTGCTGGAGCTGGCAAAGAACTGCCATGAGGACATCATCATGCAGGAGTATGAGGAAGGTCTGGATTACAGTATGTGCGTACTGGCAGACCATGGCCGTGTCCTCCACGCCCTCGGCTTTGAGGGCTACCTGATGGCCTTTGGCAGCGCGATGTTTGCCGGCATCAAGCAGAACGAACAGGCTCTCGCCATTGCCAAGCAGATCGTCGCTGACACCGGGCTGGACGGCAATGTGTGCTTCGACTTCATCCTGAAGGAAGATGGCAGCGTGAAGCTGCTGGAGACCAACCCGCGCCTGAGTGCATCCCTGCCGTTTATCGCCAAGGCTGGCCTGAACCTGCCGTACCTGCGGTGCCGCCAGCTCCTCGGCTATGATGTCGAGAACATCCACCCTGAAATCAACTACAAGCTCCGCATGAGCAAGAACTATGAGTCGGAATACTTCGTTTAACATCTACTGTATGTCGTACCGCCGACCGAACAAGATTTTGACGAAGCATCAGTTTGAATATTGTACCTACGTCGTAAGACAGGAAGAAGAAGCTGCGTACAGAGCCGCCGGTGTCGATGACCTTCTCGTCATCCCCGATGGAGCTGTACGCAGCTTCATGTCTACCCTCTACTGGATAATCCACAACACGCCGGAAGATGTGATATTCATTGCTGATGACGACATCGAAAAGTTCGTCTACCGCATGAGCGATACGACCTACCTTGAGCTGCCCGATAAACGCCCCGACAAGGAGCGCGTGACGTCCGAGATCGAGCGCATTGCCCAGCTCATCTACGACCTCGGCATCGGCTACGCATTTGACCAGCCCACGATGGCTCCCTATGCGTATGACTGCGAGTTTAAGTTCGTCGGGATGCCCGGTCACATCCGCTGGATAAACAAGAAGGCTCTGAAGGCCACCTACGACCCGGATGACCCTGCGGCCTCCGATGTTGACATGATGATGCAGGAGCTTCTGCACAACCGCATCATCCTCCAGCCGCGCTACCTATGCGCAAAGGCCGGCATGGACCTGAACGAAGGCGCGAGCCGCACGAGAGAAGGCCACATGATTCTCGTCGATGCCATGAAGAACAAATGGGGAAAATACTATGACTACAACTACAAACGAAATTTTGCGCGAATTATGGTCAAGAGATGATTCGCCCATGTACCTGTTCAACGAGAACACTCTCTACAAAAACATCGTGAACATGGGAAAGGCGTTCCACCGCTACTACGGCAACACCTACGCCGCGTACAGCTTCAAGACCAACTACCTCGCAGACATCTGCCAGATCGTGAACGAGGCTGGTCTGCTGGCTGAGGTCGTTTCTCCGTATGAGCGGATGTACGCAATGGAGCTTGGCTTCACGCCGGACCGCATCGTCTACAATGGTGTCATCCCGAACACCGCAGAAAAGGTCAAGCTGGCCTCCTGCGGCGGCTTCGTCAATGTTGACAACTACGATGAGCTGCGGGACATCTACTTCATGGCCAAGGAACAGGGCATCACCATTCCTGTCGGCATCCGCGTTACGTTCGATGCCTGGAATGACCTGAAGTCCCGGTTTGGCATTGACATTGACAGTGATGACTTCAGTGGCGCGATGGGCTTTTTCCAGCACAACACGCACCTTGAGTTCCGTGGCTTCCAGTGCCATATCGGGTCCGCCCGCCAGCCGAAATACTGGAAGAACAAGATTGACCGCATGATTGAGCTGGCCAAGACCTACGGCGCGAAGTATATCGACCTTGGCGGCGGTATGTTCGGCCCGATGGCTCCTGAGTTGGCAGAGCAGTTCAATGGCTATGCCCACGGCGGCTATGAGGAGTACGCTCAGATTATTGCCGGCGCGATGAAGAAAGCATTCCCCGATGAGGATGTGATGCTGATGATCGAACCCGGCACTGCGCTGGTCGGCAACACCATGAAGATGGCTGCCACCATCACCAACATCAAGTTCGTGCGCGGGCAGATTTACCTCACGGCTAACTGCGCATCCAACCACATGGGCGTCATTGCCGACATGAAGAAGCTCGTTCCTGAAGTCGTCCACATGAATGACAACGCCTGTACGTTCACCGATGTCATCATCGGCGGCGACACCTGCCTCGAATATGACTATCTCGTCAAAGGCATCTCTGGCGAGTTTGCAATCGGCGACAGGCTGGTCTTTGACAATGTTGGCGCATACTCCATCAGCTCGTCCCGCCAGTTCATCGTGCCCCGCCCGAAAGTGGTTTCTGAGGTCACTGGAGAAGTGCTGCGCGAGGCTGAGGGATTCACCGATATGTTCGGTCGTTATCTCGAAAAAACATCGGAGCATCGCATGAAAAACGCTTGACGAACGCAGACCTCCTTTGGTAGAATTATACTATAAACAAACAAAAAATTGGAGGTTTTTGTTCATGGCATTTGAAGCATTGACGAAAAATGGGTACAACCTGTTTGAGATGTCCTCGATGATTCAGAAGGCGATTCGCCGGTGTGACATCCCTCATGCAGCATACGCCGCAAATGAGATGTCCGTCAAATACCGGGCGTACCTGTGGAAGCGGCTGCTGACCGTTTCCGCTGAGGACTGCTACGGCATTATGACCAAGGAGATCGTGGCCTTGAAAGAGGCTGACGACTATGTGAACCAGCGGAACAAGCCCGGTGAAACCAACGACCTGTTTATCGCAAAGGCCGTTGTACTGCTGTGCATGGCCAAGAAGAACCGCGATGCCGACTATGTTGCCTGTAACTTCATGTGGGGCGACCAGCCCCTCAGCGATGCCGAGTATGAAGCGTTCGTTGATTACCACGAAGTCGAGCGGCTGAAGGCTGTTTCGCAGTTCGATGTTCCCGATTACGTCTTTGATGTCCACACCCGGCGTGGCCGCAGAAACGGCGCAACGCAGATGGATTTCTTCAGAGAGGAGAACGAGGCTCTGGAACCCCGGCAAATGAACCTGTTCGACTACGGCAACTACGACGGCTGGTACAACCATCAGCGCAGCCAAGGGTACATGAAGCCGAACGATGAACGCCGCCTTCAGAAGTTCCAATCAGACCGGGGGCCGGTTGACCCGACCAACGGCGGGACCGAATGGACACCTGAAACCTACGAAAAGTACAAGAAGTAACCGCTGATAAGCCGGGGCTTGATTGCCTCGGCTTTTTCTATTGCTGCCGGAGAATAGGGGTGAGATAGATGTGTCAAATCCGAGCAACCTGATAGTGCCTACGTCTGAACAGGCCAGCGAGAACGGTCGAAAGGGCGGCATAGCTTCTGGCGAGGCGCGGCGGGCTAAGAAGAACATGAAGCAGATGGCAAAGATGCTCATGGAGATGCCTGTCGTCGGCGAGACCAACAAGCAGAACCTCAAGAACTTTGGAGTTCAGTCTGAAGACCAGAACTACAACACTGCCATCGTTGTCCGGCTCATGCAGAAGGCATTGCTCGAAGGCGACACTGGAGCTATCAGGCTTCTCGGAGAATTGACTGGCGACTTCGGCGGAGCCGTCGGAGCTGGCGATGATACGGTATTCGAGGTCGAATATCCTCCCATCTGCATCCCCGACAATGGCCGCGACAAGCGTACCGAAAAAACGCTCTCGCCACAGGCCGGACCGCAGACCGCGTTCATGGCCTCGAAAGCAGACATCGTGATATACGGTGGAGCCGCCGGCGGTGGTAAAACCTATGCGCTCTTGCTTGAAGGGCTACGGAACCGCAATGTGAAAGGCTGGGGCGGCGTTATCTTCCGCCACAACTACAACCAGATTACGGCTGAGGGCGGCCTGTGGGACGCGAGCCATAAAATCTATGACCTCGTTCCAGATGCCGTCCCCGGCAAGACCCCGAAACTGCACTGGACATTCGGCGGGGGAGGGAGACTGAACTTCGCCCACATCAGTTGCGACGATGACCTTAGCAGTTGGCAAGGTACGGAAATCTGTTACCTTGGCTTTGACGAGCTGACCCATTTCAGCCGCAAGCAGTTCCTGTATATGCTGTCCCGAAACCGTACAACCTGCGGCATCCGGCCCTATGTCCGTGCCACCTGTAACCCTGATGCGGATAGCTGGGTGGCCGATTTCATCTCATGGTGGATTGACCAAGACACCGGCTACCCGATTCCTGAGCGCAGCGGCCTCGTGCGGTATATGTGTGTCCTCAACGACACCATCTACTTCGCAGATACCGCTGAAAAACTGGCCGAGGAGCATGACATTCCCATCGAGCAGTGCAAGAGCGTCACGTTCATCGCTTCTCGCCTTCAGGACAACAAGGTGCTGATGGAGAGCGACCCCGGATACATCGCAAACCTGAATGCGTTGCTTGAGGTCGAACGAGAGCGTCTGCTCAACGGCAACTGGAAGATCAAGCCCGCCGCCGGTATGTTCTTCAAGCGCAGTCAGGTCACGCTTCTTGATGAGCTGCCCAATGATGTCATCACATGGGCGCGCGGCTGGGACTTGGCCGCCACATCGGAGGACGAGAACGGCGACCCGGCATACACTGCCAGCGTCCTTATCGGCAAGCGGCGCAATGGCCGGTACATTGTCGCCAACGTCACGAACCAACGCCTGTCTGCGGACGATGTGCGCACCCACATCAAGCAGACAGCACAGATCGACAAGAAAAAGTATAAGCGGGTCGTCGAACGACTGCCCAAAGACCCCGGCCAAGCAGGTAAGGCGCAGGCTCAGTCCTTCGTCAAAATGCTGGCCGGTTTTGTCGTTAAGACCATCGCCGAGTCCGGCAGTAAGGAAACACGCGCCGAGCCGTTTGCAGCCCAGTGGCAGCACGGCAATGTGGACGTCCTGCTGGCCGACTGGAACGAGATGTATTTCACTGAGCTCGAATCGTTCCCTGAGTCCAAGTTCAAGGACATGGTCGATGCAAGCTCCTCTGCCTTTGCAGAGATCGAAAACGGCTACTCCGTCAGCCGCCCTGCAAGCACTGGGCTGTCGAAGGATAGCTACTGGAACAAGTAATGAAAGATAGGAGGTGAGCGGCTATGAGCAATGATTCAAAGGAAATCGGTCGCGTCGGACAGCGCAGGTACGGCGGAATCTTCTACGAGGAATTTCTTTCCGAGTTGAGAGGCCGGAAGGGAGCAGAAGTTTTCACCGAGATGTCGAACAACGATGAGACCATCGGAGCCATTCTGTTCGCCATCGAGATGCTTGTGCGTCAGGCGAGCTGGAATGTCGAACCCGGTGGCAGCACGGCAAAGGACCGGGAGGCCGCAGAGTTCGTCAAGAGCTGCATGGACGATATGCAGCAGACATGGATTGACACCATATCCGAGATTCTGTCCTTCCTGACCTACGGCTGGAGCTTCCACGAAATCGTGTATAAGCGCAGAATGGGCCGCACCAAGGATAACCGAACGTCCAGCAAGTATGACGATGGGCTGATTGGCTGGATGAAACTCCCCATCCGCTCTCAGGAGACCCTGTACCAGTGGGAGTATGACGATCAGGATAACCTTATCGGGATGACGCAGATGCCGCCTCCCGATTTTGGCCTTATCACGATTCCCATGAACAAGGCCATGCTGTTCCGCACCCGGAGCCGCAAGGACAACCCCGAAGGCCGCTCCATCCTGCGCACGGCGTACCGCTCATGGTATTTCAAACGCCGCATACAGGAAATCGAGGGCATCGGCATCGAGCGCGATCTCGCCGGTCTGCCGGTCATCACCACACCTGAAGGTATGGACATCTGGGACAAGGATGACGAGGACATGAACGCCATCCGCGCCGGGCTGGAAGCCATGGTCAAAAACATCCGCCGCGATTCTACGGAAGGTCTGGTCCTGCCATTCGGCTATACGTTCGAGCTGACCAGCACCGGCGGCTCCCGGCAGTTCGACACCAACTCCATTATCGCGCGGTATGACACCAAGATAAGCCAGACCGTTCTTGCCGACTTCATCCAGCTCGGCCACGAAAGTGTTGGCTCGTTCGCTCTTTCCAGCGACAAGACCAACCTTTTCTCCATGGCGATATGCGCGTTCCTCGACATCATCTGCCAGACGTTCAACTCTCAGGGCATCCCGGCACTCATCGACATCAACGGCGACCACTTCGCCGGAGTGACCGATTATCCCCGGCTGACCCACGGCGACATCGAGGACGTTGACCTTGCTACCATGGCCACCTACATCAAGGACATGACAAGCATTGGCGTTATCATCCCGGACGAATCTCTGGAGGACTACGTTCGTCAGCTCGGCAAGCTCCCCAAGCGCACCACGGATACCGTTCCGATGGAAGCCCGGAGAGCCGCCCAGCAGCAGGGAAACGAGCCGCCTGAACCTGAAACCGCAGCAGGGAAGGGCCACGATGGAGAAGAAGGCTTTGAAGATAACGGCAGCCATGTGAGCGCAGCCCGGAAGCGTCTTGGGAGGGAATGACCATGCTGGTGAATGTTCCGCACCCCGGCAGAGTGGCAAAGGCACGAAGTCTGCCATCCAGAAGCTCCTCGATGAGTGGGAGGTTCCTATTGGCGAGTACAAAGGCCCCAACGCCACCCACGGCAAGCTGACGTTCAAGAACAAGTACCTCTCGGACATCATTCTTGAACTGCTGGACGATGCCGTCAAAAAGGGCGGCGAGAAGTGCATCATCCGCGCCACGAAGGGCAAGGCGGATATTGTGCCATACGGCGGCAACGATTCCGTCTATGTGTTCAAGCTGGACAACACGCTCATCGTCAGCAACAGCCTCAGCACCGAAGACCTTGTAACAAAGGTCAAGGTCGTTGGTCAGGAAAATAAATCCGGCCAGAGTAGCGTCGAGGCTACGCTGACCGGCTTGACCGAGTACGGAACGCGCCAGCGCATCTACCGGCGCGGGTCCGATGAAAAGCTCGCAGATGCCAAGTCCGCTGCCCAAGCTATCCTCGATGAGAACGGCAAGGTGGTTGAGGAGGTGTCTGTGAACGCCCCTGACATCCCATGGCTCCGCAAAGGACACCTCGTCTGCCTCAAGGCTGGCACATCGCATGGGATGTACTACGCCAGAGGCGTTGTCCACAACGCTGATTCCATGACGATGACCCTCGACCTCCTGAAAGCCCCGGATGAGGATAGCGATTCTGGCGGAAAACACGCGGTAGGGGACATCGTAAACTTCCACGGCGGTATGCACTACGTCAGCAGCTACGCTGATGCCAAGGGCTATAAGGCCACCGCAGGAAAGGCAAAGATCACGAAAGACCCATCATGCAGTAAGAACGGCGGGGCGCATCCGTGGCATCTCATCCACGTTGACAGCTCCAGCAATGTTTATGGCTGGGTCGATGAAGGCACATTCGATTAGGAGGTGAGTGCCTATGGATATGGACTCCAGCACCGGCGCAAACAGGCTGGGGCAGACTATCGCAAAGCGCATCGTCAAGCACATGGAGGGCGAAAGCTCCCTTGTCCTCGACTTTGGCGAAATCAAGGATGACGAGAGCTTGGTGACGAACACGTTCCCCATCCCGATTCCGAAAGGTGACTACCACGTTCTGCGGCATCTCACCTACGGGAAGGTCGGAGACATCCTTGCCAAAACGCAGAATATTGGAAGCCCCGGCAGCGGAGAACACGACCACAAAACCTTTGTGCTGAACAGCGTTCATGGTCCTGTGAAGGGAACTATCGGCACTCCTGCTTCCGGCCAACCTGACCCTCCTGACCCACCGCAGAGCAGCGCAGGAAGCGGTGGCTCTGAAGGTGCACACCAGCACCACGTTCTCGTCCCTGAAAAAATGCGCAGCCTGAAACCCGGAGACCGGGTGCTGGTTGCGTGGGTACAGAATGAAGCTGTTGTGGTTGACATCATCGTCAGCTCGTAAGGAGGGCGCACTATGTCACAGAAATTGTATCCGACCTTCGATGTGCCTGAAGTCATCAATGAGGAAGCCCAGATCGACAAGGAATATCACCGCAGTATGAAGTGGGACCCAGAAAAAGGTGACTTCGTGCGCGATGGCTCCAATCGTGTTCTTGAGTGCGATGGCCGCGAGGCGTTTATGATCTGGTGCTTCAAGGCTGCGCAGACCGAGCGTTACCAGTGCCTTGCGTACCCGCGCTCAATCGGCACTGAGATGGAGCCCATCAAGGACAACGACCACGATGTCGCGCAGTCCATGGTGGAGCGCACCATCACGGAAGCCCTGAAGGTCAACCCCCGCACCGAGTATGTACGGAACTTCGAGTTCACATGGGATGCCGATGAGCTGCACTGCTCTTGTGTGGTAAAGGGCATCGGATGGGACGACGAGTTCCAAATTTCAGTGTAAAGGAAGTGATGAAATGCAACCTGAATTTACCCGGCCTGACTTCATGGATGGAACATCTGCCGATGACATTCATCGCAGAATGATGGCCGAGCTGCCCGACGACATCGACGATATGCCCGGTGGCTTCCCCTACGATATGACCCGCCCAACGGCCATTGAGAAGTCCGAGCTCATCAACTTCCACCTGCTGAGAGCCTTGATGATCGCGTACCCGCAGTACGCATGGGATGAGTGGCTGGACCTCCATGGCCAGCAGGTCCACCTGACGCGGCATGAGGCCGCCCACGCTACCGGCGTTGTCACCGTTACCGGCTCCGCTGGCACAGAGCTGCCGGCAGGGACAGTCTTCTGCACCACGGCCACCAACGACGGACCCTCTATCGAGTTTCAGTCTGATGCCGATGCTGCTATCCCTGAAGGCGGGAGCATCGACATCAACGTGACCGCTGTGGAGGCCGGAACCAACTCCAACGTCAAAGCCGACACCGTTATCCTGCTGATGAAGCCCATCAACAACATCACGTCCATCACGAACAAGGAGGGCATCACCGGCGGCACCGAGCGTGAAACCGACGATGACTTCTATGACCGCATCGCTGTTGAGTACAGCAACAGCATGACCTACCTCGGCAACGACACCGACTACAAGCGGTGGGCGAAAGAAGCCGGGGCAGGGGACTGCATCGTTGACCCTGCATGGAAAGGCCCCGGCACTGTCCGGCTTGTTCTGGTTGATGGAAACGGCCAGCCCGCGAACAAGGAGCTGATCGACGCAGTGTTCAACCATATCGTGTCGCCGGCAGACCGGGCAGCCCGCCTGTTGCCCACCGGCTGCGCAGAACTGACCTGTGCAGCAGCCACGACTGTTAGTGTGAACTACACCTGTACCGGCCTCATCTACGACAGTGAGCACACCTCCATCGAGGAAATCACGGCGCAGTTTGAGGCATTGGTCAAGACGAAGTACGAGGAGGCCAAGGCCAACAACGTCCTTCGGTACAACGATATTCGCCCGCTGCTGGCCGACATCTCTGGAGTGACTGACTTCTCGGAATTTATGATGAACGGCAGCATGAACAACATCACGCTGGCGAACATCGAATACCCTGCCACCGGCACTGTGAAGTTCAGCTAGGAGGTATCACTGAATGAGGGCTAAGAAAATTGACCTTGAAAACTTTCCCACCAGCCAAAGCGCACAGAATATGCTTGCCACGGTCACCCCCGGATTCTACGACCAGTCCTACGTTGGCAAATGGCTGTATCAAGTCATGGGCCTTGAATTTGACGAGGCCGAGCGGCTTATTGCAGAAGAACTTCCTCTCCAGTTCTTCCCTGAAACCGCCACATGGGGCTTGATGTACCATGAGCTCAAGTGGGGGCTGCCTGTGCGCGACTATCTCTCCTATGACGAGCGCAGGAAGCTCATCTACGAGAAGCGCGACCAACGTGCACCGATGACTCCGTACCGCATTGAGACCATGCTGGCGAACGTCACCGGCTTCTGGGCGAATATCGCAGACATCCACGATGGCGGCAAGTATGGCTATAAGGTCAGCCATCCGAACACGTTCATCGCTGTGTTCGTAGGCGATGGCTCACTGAACACCAAGGCTGTGAAGCGGCTGCTGGATTCCGCAAAGCAGTCGCACACGACCTACACGATCATCGACCGCATGGACACTGTTCTCGACTGTACCACGCTTGAACAGATGCTCCTGCGGAATATCAACATCAAAGCCGCCGTTCCGTTCTGGAGGGCGGCTTTGCTTGATGGCAGCGGATACCTCGACGGTTCCATGCTGCTTGATTCCATGCGCGAGTACGACCTGATTCTTGGCCTGATGTACCGGCAGGGTGAGTTCTACACCCCGCAGAGCATCGACCTGAGCAGAATGAGGATTTGGCTCCAGTACGGCGTGACCGAGCAGTATACCGGGCTGAAATCGCGGCAAGAAATGGCCGTGTATTTCTGGCCAGCTCTGCGGCTTGACGGCTCCGTCCTTCTGGATGGTTCCGAAACGCTCAACTGGTCTAGGCAAGACTGGCCGGCGGCTATCAAGTATAGGCTCGGACGACTCTTTACGCAGAATGAAGCCATCATCCGACGGCTCCGTATTCCGCTGAAAACCGAGCTTTCCGAGGACTATGCCAGCGGCAGGGTTGAGTATGACGGAGAAGTCCACTTCTGGACCACGCTGAAGCTGGACGGCTCTGCCAAACTGGACGGCAGCGAGCTGCTGGATAAGTCCCGGCAGCCGTGGCCTGTATCCGCTGCGGTGGCATCTACGACCCCTCGTATTTCCGAGGAAATGGAAGATGTCACACTCATCACTCGAAAGGACCTTGCGTACCTGAACGGCTCTCTCAGGCTGGACGGCACAAGGATTCTTGATTCTGAGTATCACAAGGAGGCTATCTAAATGGCGAAAAATGTCATCATCACCAAGACCGCCAGAAAGAAGCTCGTACAGGCTAGAGCAGGTATCATCTCCCTGCCCAAAATCGTCGGTATGGCTTTTGGTTCTGGCGGTGTGAACAGCAAAGGCGAGGTCGTCCCGCCGACTGACAACCAGACCACCCTGACCGCTGAGATGTACCGCAAGAAAATCGACGGTTACAGCGTTCTGTCCGACACCTCCATCCGCTACGAATGCACCCTGACTGAGAGCGAGCTGGCAGGTAAGAGCATCAGCGAGATCGGCCTGTACGATTCCGCTGGCGATTTGGTCTGCATCAAGACCTTCACGGCCAAGGGCAAGGACGACGACATCCAGATGACCTACACGCTGGACGATGTGTTCTAAGCCGGCAGGAAGGAGTACAGGATGAAGAAATACACCGTTGACCCCAAGACTGCGGCCTATTCGGAGTCTATCGAGATTACCGAGACGACCGACACCAACCATGCCGACAACATCAATCAGGCTCCCAAGCAGTTGATGGCAAACACGGCAGAAAACCACCGGCGCATCATCGCTATCGAAAACCGTAAGGTACAGGCCGCATTCGATGAAACGGATGGCGGCCTGAATTTTATCATCAAGGAGGACTAACCCATGGCAGATCAGGTAATCAATTTCCCCCGCGACACCACGCTGAAACACGCCAACGAAATCCAGCGGGCTATCGCTGCCGGCTGTGCCACTCCCGGCACGGCTGACCTGTGCTATAAGCACCTCGTCGCTCAGGCTACCACCAAGGATGAGGTGGACAGCCTGTTCATCGAATGGTGGAAGGCTCAGTACGATTCCAGCAAGTACAGCAAGGTTCAGATGCTCGAACGCTGGTTTGGCAACGTGCTGGACGATGACCGCGTTCACGGCTGCACCGTTCCGCTGTATGCCACCAGCACCAGTGCTATCGGCGAGCTGACCGATGACAGCGTTGGCCTCGTCTGCACTCCGTCTACCGCATCCACTCCGGGCCGCGACGACTTCGCACACCTGCCCCAGTTCTGGTGCGTTGAGGTCGCTGCCGAGAAGAAGGAAGACGGCAGCCACGAAATCTTCTACGTCGAGCATATCGACGATCTGGACGATGTTCGCTCTGGCGAGCACCTGTGCTGGGTGTTGCAGAAGAACACCTTTGTCCGTGAATGGCGGGCTGACGGCTACCAGCACCTCCAGATGAAGTGCCACCAGACCACCGGCTTCAAGCAGTGGCGCGAGGGCAAGGACCGCACCGGCCATGTCTACGCCTATATCGCCCACCCGAAATATTACGCTGGCAAGGTTGGCGGCAAGGCCACCTGCGGCACCGGCCTCGCACCCATCAACTACACCAGTCATACCTCCGGCGTAACCCTGTGGCGCACTCGCGGCACTCAGTATTCCGGCGGCTCTGGGTCTTTGATGAAATTCCTCGACCGCATGATGCGCCTGAAGTACGCTCGCAAGGGCAACTCCGGCACCATCGAGGGCTGCTCCAGCTACAGCTTCCAGTACAAGGCCGCTGTCGCCGAAACTGGCGTGAAGCGGTTCATCCTCACCACCGCGCAGGCCGCAAACCTGTTCGTTGGCAGTGCGGTGTCTATCGGCACTGACACCGATGGCTCTACTGACCGCAATGTTGCCGATGTTCACGATATTGCTACTGAGGTTCGCATTACCGCCATTGAGCCTGTGACTATCGCTGACAGTCAGTATTCTGCCGTGTATGTCAATGTCACCGACACGTTTGATACCGTGAAAGACCAGACTCTCCTGAGCACTATGCCGTACTTCTCCGGCTGGAACGACGACGTTCTTGGCACTGACGGCAGCAAGTACAATGCCACCAACGGCAAGGAACCCGGCCTGCTCCAGAAGGTCGAGTTTATGAACGGCTCCTACCTCATCATCAGCGATGAGCTGTGGCAGTGGGGTAAGGATGCCAATGAGGACTTCACCTTTGACTGCTACGTTTGCAAGGACCAGAGCAAGGTCAGCGGCACTGCCATCACCGAGGATTATGTCAAGCAGGAAGGTCTGACGCTGACTCTGCCGAAAGACCTTATGACCTCTTGGCACTGGCAGTATATCGAGGATACCGACTGTGGAGACATTGAGTGGCCCACTGGCGTTCAGGCAAGCGGCAGCGGAGTCGGCTGTAAGGCCGGCTTCTACTGCGAACCGTCCCCCTCTGGTCTCCGTGCTGGGTGGTGCTTCGGCTACCTCTACGACGGTGGCATTGGCGGTGTAGCTTGCCGCGGCTCGAACCTTTCGGTCGGGCGCGCGGACTGGGACGGCTCTCTTGGCGCACCTGACATTGCCGGGTAACGGCGGGGTGAATTGTCCTATGGACAAGAGGGGCAGCAAGCCCCTCATCGTTTTTTGTACAAGAAACGAAAAGGGTACTGTGGTGATTAAGAAGGCCGGCTTCAACTGCGAACCGTCCACCTCTGGTCTCCGTGCTGGGTGGTGCTTCGGCAACCTCAACGACGGTGGCAATGACGGTGTAGCTTGCCGCAACTCGAACAATTCGGTCGGGAACGCGAACTGGAACGGCTCTCTTGGCGCAACTGGTTACGAGCGGAATGTATATCCGAAAATCATTGCACCACAGCATCCTCGCTTATGTGCGAAAATTGCTTGAAACCGGCGGAGGTTGGTACTGAAAGGGAAGACCACCGATAGTAACCAGATGATATACAGAAAGAAGGTAGCAAAGTACGATCACTAGATGCAAACCAGCGGAGGTGAACATTGACTCCGCAGCATTCAATCTTCCTGCTACCGTTAAAGCATTCAAGGGCAAGTTGAAACGGAACGACTTCCAGCGCGAACTGATTCATACTGGCCTGATAAAGAAAAGCGAGATTGCTTTTGAGCGGCTGGACAAGCACAATGACCGGCCAAAAACCAACGCAGCCATCGCCGCCTACAACGACTACCTCACATCCTGCATCAATGAGCGAAACCTTGGCCTGAAGCCGATTCGCTGCTTCCAGCGTGTTGACGGTCTTACGCAGAAGCTCCGTGACATCTGCCAAGAAAGCCCGAAACAGCAGGTCTTGGAGTACATCGCTGTTGAAGCGTTGATGCCCCTGTTCCGCGCCAAACTGCTCCCGGTTCAATACGGCAGTATCCCCGGACGCGGCCAAGTCCTCGGCAAACGGAAAATCGAACGTATTCTCCGCATCAAGCTGAAATGCAAAATCACCGTGGCGAAAGGCGATGTCAGGAAAGCATATCCGTCCGTCACCGTCGAGTGTTCCATGAATCTGCTCCACCGAGACATCCGCAAGAATAAGCCCTTGCTCTGGTTCGTTGGCGCATTGATGGATAATTACCCCGGTGGTCACTTGTGCATTGGCAGCTACCTCTCCACATGGCTGTTCAACTACGTCATGTCCTATGTCCTGCGGTACGCTCTGAGCCTTGCTCAATGCCGCCGTGGAGTGCGAACTGCATACGTCAAAGCAATCGTCTGCTATGCGGACGATTTTTCTTTGTTCGGATTCTATTCGCAGCTCGTCAAGGTCATACGAAAATCGACCAAGTGGGCTAAGGACCACCTCGGCATCAACATCAAACCTGCGTGGCAGATTTACCGGCCTGACACGTTCGAGGAGGAGAAAGCCGTTCACTGCGAGAGAGCCGCTGGCAGCCACCGACGTACCGAGGGCGTGGACATGATGGGCTTTGTTATTCGCAGAACCTACACCATCATCCGAGGCCGCATTTTCCTACGCATCCGCAAGCAAGTCCTGCGAGCATGGAATGACATCAAGCGGCTTGGCTATCTGCCGTGGTGGAGAGCTTGCCGCATCACGGCCTACAAGGGCTGGGTGAAGTTCTCCGATAGTGTGAAGTTCGCCGTAGCATATCGCTTTTATCCGTTATTGAAGCTCGCTCGTCAGAGCGTTAGTACACATGGTCGAAAGGAGTATGTGAAAAATGAGCAAAGAATTCTACTCGTTGCAGCCTCTGGCTGTTGAGGTGCATCCTGTCAGCACTGGCACGGACATCATTCTGCGCCGTGACATCAAGGAGTGCACCCTGACCAACACCGTCACCGATGACGACGGCAACTCCGTCGAGCAGGAGTCCACTGCGTTCTCCTGCGAGGAGGTCCAGTACCGCTATCGCGGCGAAGTGACCGCTGATGAGGTGTCTGCCAAGTTCGACTACTGGTGGGACATCGCCAGCGGCAAGACCCAGCAGGAGGCCGATGACAACGAAGCCAAGCGCAACGATGAGCCGACCCTCACCGAGCGCGTGGACACGCTGGAGAACGCTTTTATGGAGCTTGCGGAGGTGATTTTCAATGGCTAAGTTCTATGCGATGCAGATTAAGCTGCACAAGATCACGATTGACGACGTGCCTGAGCGTTATCAGGCCGCCGTTAAAGCCCTTCTCAAAGCCGATGCGTAAGGGCGAGTATTACAGCCACGACCTGCTCGAAATGGCAGCCTACGGCATCCTCGGCCTCCAGCGCACCAAGGAGAACGAGGAGAAGGTGCTGAACCTCCATAATCACCTCATCTGGAAGTCGTATGAGCGCGGCAAGGATGATGTGACCGATGCCATCATGGACGAAGCAGAGCGTTTGGCCGAATCTGAAGAAAGCCCACCGTTCGCTCTGCGGTGAGCCAGATACAGGAGGCTCAAGGTGAGTATTGTCACATTCAAGAGCGGCGATAAGACCGCCCTGACCGAGAACTTCACACGCAGCGAGTTCGCTTGCCCTTGCGGATGCAACTCGCAAATGATCGAGCAGGAGCTTGCCGATAAGATTCAGGGCATCCGGGACAAGCTCGGCAAGAAAATCCGTATCACCAGCGGCTACCGTTGTGTCAGCCACAACGCCAGCAAGAAAGTCGGCGGCAGCAAGCAGAGCCGTCATCTGTACGGCATCGCTGCCGACTGGAGAACGGAAGACCGCTCCGTCAACCCTGTCTGCCTTGGCATTCTTGCCCAGAAAGCCGGGTTTGGCGGCATCGGCATCTACTGGCACAGCAGGGGAGCATTCGTACACACCGACACGCGGGGCGGCAAGGCCACATGGCTCTGCACCACGCCCGGACAGTACCCCAGCACCAGCTACAACGCATTCATTCTCCCGACCATCAAACAAGGGTGTTCTGGGGCTGCAAATCGCAGCGCGACCATCATGCTCCAGAAGCTCCTGAAGGTCAACGCTGACGGCATCTTTGGCTCTGGTACGACCAAGGCTCTGATGCTCGCCCAGCAGAAGCACGGCCTCGTGCCCGATGGCATCTGCGGTCCTAAGAGCTGGACCGCGCTGTCTGGCGCAAGCAAGTATCTGTGAGAGGGGAGGTGATACCGATGTGGGATTTCATCATCCAGTATTGGGCTGAGTGGGCGTTTGGGCTTCTCGGTACTGCTGTCATCGCGGTGGCCATCAAGTACAAAGCTCTGCTCGACGGCGTACTGGCGATTCTTCACGACCGCATTTATCAGGCTTGCCAGCATTATATCCAGCAGGGGTATATCGACATGGCTGGCCTGAAAAACCTCGAATACCTCTACCGAAGCTACCACGCTTTAGGCGGAAATGGGACCGGGACGGAACTTTTTAACCGAGCCAAGGCCCTGCCTATTCACGACAACTGATTTGAGAAAGGAATAATACCATGAAGTACACCAACAAGATTACCGCCGCCACCATCGCTCGCACTGCCGCACTGCTTCTGGCTCTGGCAAACCAGATTCTCAGCGCATTCGGCAAGTCCCCGCTGCCCATCGAGAGCAGCACCGTGGAACAGTTGGTGACCACCGGCATCACCACTGTCACCGCCCTCATCAACTGGTGGTACAACAACAGCTTCACTCAGGCCGCGATGGAGGCCGATAAAACCTACGACCGCATGAAGCAGAACGGCTTCTGATGATTTGTTGATGCCACCATTTTGTTGACCTCAACAAAATCGTTTTGCCCCTGACATAGCACGACCCCCTCTGACCTATATGGCCGGAGGGGGTCTTTTTTTGTTTATGCAGATTTCTTCGGATTCCAGATGGCATCACTCATCCAGATTTCCTCGCTCAGCTTGTACAGCATGGACTGACGCTCCATGATGGAGGTCTTGTTCCATTCCGGCCACGCCTTCAGCTTCTCATTGGCCTTAGTGATGGCGTTGTTTTTGCCAACGTCCACCAGCTCCGGCAGGGAGGATGTAAGGTACACCGTGGATTGCCTGTAATCCACGCATTTGTCCTGATAGGTGCTATTGTGAATCGAGCGGTTGATGGTGCTTTCCAGCAGCGTGAGGTTGCCAAGGCGGTTTACGATGATGGAAAACTCATCCTCATCCACGCCGTACTGCGCCTTGTCCGCACATGTCTGCGGCATGATGTGCTCGATCTCGAACGACCACGGAATCAGCCGCGCCAGCTCCTCGATGGTCGGCTCGTCCGTCATGCCGTTGCCTGTGCGGAGACCGTTCACATAGGCAGAGAGCTTTGCCATGATGAACTTGACTCTGTACTGCTGCATACTGTTCAGGCCCAGCCGCATGAAGTTTGCCTCGTTGTCCGTTTTCCAGCGCGTAACTTCCGGCAGGACTGCGGTGCGGATGAACGTGTCCAGCTCATCTGCTGTTTTGATACCCCGAACCTGACCGCACCACTTGACGAAGACGCGCTCGGTATCGTTTGTCGTTACCCGGTTGATGACCGTGTAGTAAACGATGGACTCTACCAGCACCTCGAAGCGGTCAAGAACGGCAGGCTCCATATTGGAGGCCGCCAGCAAAAGCATCAAATGCAGGCGGTAGGAGAGGCCAGCCAGCAGGGGAATATTTTTCAGGCTTCGTACCCCCCCCCGACTGAATTTGCAGGCTTCTTGCAATTTGCATAGAAGGTGGCAGAATCCTTCATTGTCTGGACAAATTTGAACGGAGCGGAGGCGTATGGACACTGGCTCTTGTTTGCTTTGAGCCATGAGAAAATGCGGTCTTCACGCAGAACACCGTTCGGCTCTTTGGATACGTCGTATTTCGCCATGATGAAGTAGCGCAGGAAGCGGAGTGGCTTCTCATCAATCCTCTCCAGCTCGTTGATTACCGATTTCCATTCTGTATTCAGTGCGGCGAACTGGTTCGGCTGCACGTTTGTGAACAGCATATTCTTCAGCAGGTCGATGGGGTCGAGGTTCTTGCCGCGCTCGTTGATTGTCTCGAACATTTTCAGCGCGTCCACCACGTTCTGCGTGTCGATACGCACGAAGCTGGACTTGTACAGCAGAAATGCCGCGAACGGACCGAATGCTGTGATGTCGGCGAAGTTATCCCGCATGAACTGCTCTACGACTTCCGCTGCATCGAAAAGGCGGCCTCCTGTTTTTGAAACATCGCTCGGTCGAGGCTCGCCCTTTGCGATCAGCTCAAGGCAGTTTGTGACGTTCTGGTGCTGAAGCTCCAGCCGATACCGCGTGACAGGAACGCCGTACTGATTGAGGCTCGTTCCGCAGATGAGCTGGTCGATGGATGCTGTCGGGATGCCGTACTCCGCGTACAGCTTCTTCACGATGCAGAGGATGATGAAGAACGTTGTCAACCGCTGCTGTCCATCCACCAACTCGAAATCGCCATTGGCACTGCACGTTACGATCGTGCCAAGGAAGTACGCCTTGTTCTTGTCGCTTGTGTAGGCATCCAGCAGGTCCTCCATAAGCTGCTTGACCTGCGTTTTCTCCCAGACGTACTCGCGCTGGTATTCCGGGATGACATAGAAGGCACTGAACGCCGTGTTGATGCTCTCATCGGTGTACCTGATATTGGTTTGCCCCATGATTTTGTTCCTCCAGTTTTGATTTCGTGATGCTCAAAACGGCGGGTCAACCGCGTCCGTTGGACAGTCCGTGTGACGTCACGCGGACGCAGTGAACCAGCCGAAAAATCTGTAATTCCAAGGATTTTGGGTCAAATGTCACGCGGACGGTCACAGGGACGGTCACGCGGACAAAATTCGGACGCAATTTTTGACCCGAAATTTGACCCGACGAAAATGTTGCATTTTCTATGGATTCCTGTTGGAAAAATCCGTAGTTCTACGCATTTAGGGTCAAATGTCACGCGGACAGTCCAATGGAACGTCCGTGACCATAAAGAATAAGAGAAAAAGTATATTAGTTATATATGGTCAAATGAACTGGGTCAATCGGGTCAAATTGTTTTGCCGTCCGGCATCTTGAATGTGTAGACGAACTCCATCCCCAATGCCTTGGCAATCTGCTCCATCTCTATCCGGCTGAACGATTCGCGCTTCATGCGGGCGTTGAAGTTTGACTTGTTCATCCCGATCTTGTCTGCCAGCTCCGCCTGCGTCATGCCGGCATAGCTGAGTGCCACCTTGATAAGCTGCTCCGTTGTCATAGTATTCTCCTCTCTGGCGACCGCATGGCTGCCTTTTTGTTTGCCTTCAGTATAAACGCCGGAGGTAACGAGGTCAACCAATTTGGCAAAAAAATCTGTAAAAACGTAGATTTTTCGGTTGACAAAAGCCCGCCACCTGTGCGAAGATATAAGTACAAAAACAACACATCTACGAAAGAAAATGGAGGAAAACGCTATGACTACTTACCGTGAACTGCTCGCCCGCCGCAACGAATTTGCCATCTACTCCCCTGAGTGGAAGGAAGTCGGCGACCTCATCGACGCTTACGTCCGCGCTCAGATTCTCGCTGGTCACATGGAGTTCGCCAACATGATCGTCGGCGACTTGGGCGACATCGCCGAGTATGGTGCTTACGAGAATGACCCCGATTTCAAGAAGGAGTACGACGGCTACATCGAGTGGTTCCGCAAGTGGAACTTCGATGAGTACGCCGATGAGCTTGAGAGCTTCATCGAGCTGTAACTACATACGACACGTTGAACGGAGGAACGAATATGAATAAAGCATACGTTGAGCAGATTCGCAACGGCCTGAGCACCACCGCGCTCTCTATGGATACCCAGTGGGCGATGATGCACAACCCCAAGCTGAACGATCAGCAGCGGCTTTCCAGCGAGGCTTGCTATCAGGGCTTGATGCAGACTCTCTGCTTCATGGGCGGCGACTGGGTACGCGACCAGCACGGCAAGCACCGCGTCTTCCTTGCCGGTATGTCCAGCAGGGAAAATGACGAGTACACCTGCGAAGAATAAGAACAGAGCGCACCCGCCGAGTGTGGTAGGTGCGCTCATTTTCTTGCAAAAAAAATACGTCAAATCGTAGATTTTCGCTTGTCAAACGAATGGACTTGTGCGATAATAAAGTTACCAAAACAACACTAAAAATCCACTGAGGAGGTAACTGCATGGCAATTTTGCACAGAGCGCGCTGGCCGCCCAAAACGGCTTGACCGCTCAACATCTAGGCAGGAGGTGTATGAAAAATGAAAGAAGCTGATAGCATGAGCGCAAAGGAAATGGATAGGTTGTCCGACTGGCTGAAAAGCCACGGCCACACGGCAGACGATGTTCTGGACTGCCTGAAGTACATAGCACAAGACAAGACCCCCGCACCCAAAACCCCGGAGAAAAAATAAGAGCCTAGGCTCCCCATCCCAGCAAGAATGAAAGCCTAAGCTCTGGAAGCGACTAGGAGACCTGCCCTCCTAGTCCGCTTTTTAATTTTAACAAGGCCGGCAGGAGAAATCAAGAGGTTCACGATGAAAGTTAAAGAATACGTCGATTTCAACCATTACGAGCGCGACCCCCACCGTCAGGACGTTGACCTGATCTGCATTGTCGGCAAGCCGAACGGCTATGTCTGTGCCGACTTCATCACCGACTGCCGACGCTGGCAGACCGCGTTCCGTCGCTTCTTCAACGTCCTCGGCAGCGACCCTCGGTTTGAGGGCTGGGACTCCACCATCTACGAAGCGATGCTGAACGGCATCTGCAAGGACAAGGAAATGGTGGATGACAAGTACACCGGCGGCTGGTTCTGGGAAGTCGATGACCTCGATGGCCGCTTCTACATCTGCCTGAATGTGCCGGGGGATGTGAACGTCTGATGGCCCACAAAATGCCGTATTCGCTCGTTCTTGATGGCAAGACCATCTTTGAGAGCAACTACCTGCCATACATGAAACGGTATGCTGATGAACAGCTTGAGGAGTTCAATGGCTTCTACGCTGAGATTCGTCGTTACCGCAAGGTTTACGCATTCCGCTTCTACAACACGAAGTGGTCCCGCTGAAAGGAGAGATTTACATGGCACTGTATGCCGTCTACTACCAGACCGGCGTTTCGCCCCTCGATGGCGAGCCGCTGTGCACCGTTTGCCTCATCACGCAGTCTGAGGCTGCCGCCATTGCCAAGGAGCAGGAGCTGACCAAGGCCGGTCTGACCGCATGGTACGACCAGATTCAGTAAGGAGATGATGCCCTATGACCAACCAGAACCCTATGACGCTGCCTGTGTACAGCGATCAGGCCATCAGCAGGATGTTCTGCGACTACGTTGATTCCACGAACTGCAAGGAGCGGCACACCGCCGCCGCAGTCCGTGACTACGATGTCTTCGCCGATTACGTCGAGAACGAGACCCGGAGCAGCAACACCGTCCAGAACGCCCTGCTCGAAAAGGCAATGGATTTTGCTGTGGAGTATGAGGAGAGCGGATTCATCGCCGGTTTCCGCTGGGCTGTTATGATGTTCCTGCATGGTGCGCCTGAGCCGCCAGCAGAAGCCCCAGAACGCGCCTCCGAGCCTCCGACAAGGAAACTCCAGCCCGAACCGGCAAAGCCCGCTCCTGCGTCCTCTGCGCCGCTTCTGCGCGATGTCGAGGATGACAGGTGCGTTGACAAGCCTGTTGCTGGCTGCATCACCACGAAGCAGATTGCCGAGCTGTTCAGCACCAGCAACTTCAAAGTTGTGCGGCGCATTGATGAGCGCATCATGCCGTACCTCGACAGCGAGACTCGGAAGAACTTCCAGCTCGTGCGCGGCTTCAACTCCCAGCACAAGAAGACGACCTTCTACCGCCTGAACCGCACCGCCTGTGATCTGTACCTCGAAGAAATCTCGAAGTACAAGAAGCTCGTCAATGTCGCCGGTGGCTGCGGCGCGATGCAGGAGCTTGTCGCCAAAGTTTTCCCGGCTGATGCACGAAGCCTTCCCCGGTGAGCTGGATTTTTCCAGATAATTTTCAACATAGCTGGAAAAATCGGTTGACAAATTGGAAAATTCCAGCTAGAATAAAGTTACAATCTATCAAACAACAGATTTTTGGAGGAAAAAAGTATGTTGAATGCCAATAACGCGCCCGCCTTTAACGCCAACGATGAGGCTTGCTTCATCCGGCTCCTCGACAGCCGCGAGCAGCAGCGTCGCCGTGCAGCCCGCCGTCAGCAGGATGCAGACCGCACCCGCCTGATCTCGGCCCTCAAGACCGTCGGCATCGCGGCTCTGGACCTCGCACTCGTCCTGTTCATCATCTGCACTGTTTTCTGAGAGGAGGAAGTTAGATATGAATAACGCACGGCGCAAGCGCATCTGCAAAATCGCTGATGCTCTGAATGAGCTGAAGAGCCAGATTGATGAGCTTCACGAGGAGGAACAGGAAGCCTTCGAGAACATCCCTGAGAGCTTGCAGGGAACCGAGCGGTATGAGATTGCTGAGAATGCGGTCGATATGCTCGAATCTGCATCTTCCGGCCTCGAAGATGTCATCTCGTTCCTCGGAGACGCGGAGGGTTGATCTATGGGACGCGGAAATGTCTGCACCACTGGCCCCTACGAAGGGGTGTTCTACATCGACAATGACTACACGGCTGTTTACCGGAAGGTCAATGCCGCCGATGACGACATGGATGACCGCAAGCTCCGCTACTGGTTCGGCACCGATTCTCCCGAAGAAAAGGGCTGGGAGTACGATGAGTGTGAAAGCGTCGATGAGGAAGATTATGACCTGCGATCGTTCTCCGATGACTTCATGAATCGGTTTCCTGATTTCAGCAAAACGAACGAGAATATTTCAAGGACTCGGCGAGCGATTCTCGAAAGCCCACTGTTCTACGTTGCCGTTGAGGACAATGAATGGTCCACCGCTGTTGAGCTGATTCAGAAAGACACCGACTCCGATCTCGACCTGAACTCGCAGAATGCTTTGTACCGCATCTACCTCGATGCCATGAAGAAGATTCTGCTGTGGCTGTTCCCAAGCATCGGCATCTACACCGGGCCGTGGACGCACGGAATCATCACGAGAGAGGAGGCTGGCTTATGCTGAGCGACCTGATTACCGACCTCATCCTGGCAAAGACCCCGAAGGAGAAGGAGGCAGCCTACCAGCGGCTGGAAAAGCTCGGCGTTGACCGATTCACCGCTGATGTCGCCGCTGAAGAACTCCGCAAGGAGGTGCGAACGTGAGCAAGTACGTTCCCATCGAGGAGATGAACGAATCCCAGCTCAGGGAGCAGCTCGATGCCGCGTACCGGCACTGGGATGACATGAAGAAGAACGGCTGCTCCGACCCTGCGTGGCCAGATGGTGTGAACCTGAACCTCGTCAGAAACCACATCATCTACTTCTACCGCTTCCTGCGGGAACGAACCAGCAAGAACGTGCAGCTTTCCATGTTCGATGCCGGAATGGACCTGCAAGACGAGCGACCTCTGCCGCCTGAAGTTCCCGACAACTACATGGTTCCGAATGGGAAGTACCGCGATAGATTGAATGGCCGTTATGAGAATTTGCTTTTTGACCCGAATGTTTAAGCGAAAGCTGAAATGCTTTTTGAAATCGAAAGGAAAGAGTGAAATGTCTGAAAAGAAATTTGAAGTTTTGGTTCAGATTCGCGCAGCACTGACCCAGCAGGACATCGACGACATCATGGTGTCTGCCCTCGAAGGCGGCATCAACTACTGGTGCAGGCGCGTTGCCGTGCAGGGTGACTACCTCGGTGAGTACGCCAGCGAGCAGATTTCGCGCGGCGGGAAGCTCGCCATCTGGCTTGATGAGCCGTTTGAGGATGACAAGACCTGCTATATGCTCGACCGCGACAAGTTCCTTGCCGGCTTCAAGCTGTGGCTGGAGAATGGCTGTGGCAACTGCGATGTCGTTGATGCCTCCGATTGTTCTGTTGACTGCGGCGAGATTGATGGAACCGCTGCCGACGAGATTGTCCAGTACGCCTTGTTCGGCAATGTTGTGTTCGCCTGAGAAGGGAGGTGAGATCATGGGCGTTGCCGCCGATACCATCTGCCGCTGCATGAAGAAAAAGAAGCTCCGGCAGAAAACCGTGGCTGCCAGTCTGAACGAGAATCCTCGCCAGATTAACCAGCAGCTCCGGCGCATGGATGACATCAAGGTGGAGCGTTTCTGCAAGTACGCTGATGCCCTCGGCTATGATGTTGCTGTCATCGACCGAGAGAGCTGGGAAGTGGAAAAGCTCGACCCTGCGAAAAATAATCTGTGAAATCATAGACCATTTGCTTGTCAAACGGTCGGCATCTGTGCGAAGATAAAGTTACCAAAATCAACAACCTCGTTACCTGCAAAAATGATTTTGGACTTTGAAAATGGAGGAATTGATATGGACGACAGCGCCACGAAATCCGTGCTTCCGTCGAAAGAAGCTCTCCTTGAGTTTCTGAAGACGCACAAGTACAAGTCTCTCCCGACCGCCATTGATGCCGCGCGGAGCGGCAAGAAGCTTGTCTTCATCTTTCTCGATCAGGAAGCCTACGGCGACCGCAGCTACTACTACTGCGAGGAAGATGACACCGTTTACTCCGAATACTTGAGCATCGGAGACTAAGGAGGAATTTTCTATGACCGTTGAGTATCGGACTGTGCGCGATGCTACTGAAGCATGGGTGCACGAAATGAACGCCATCCCGCAGGGGATGATTGAGAAACTGATGGGAATGAACCCCGATGACTGGACTGAGGTCACCAAGCCCAGCACCGGCGACCGGGTGTATGTTTACGAAATCCCTGATGAGGTTGACAGCACCACGCATGAGGGAGAAGTCAAGAGCTACAACGACGAAAGCGAGCTGTACTGCATCGAGCTGGATGATGGAAAGCTCGTATCTGCTGAAGCTGACGACTTTGAAGTCGAATACGACGGTGTACTCCCTATGTGGGGAACGATGTGGTCGTTCGGCGATTCCGCAGATGATTGTTGGCTTGAGGAAGACGATGGCATCAGGGTGATGTCCGACTGCGGCTTCCGCATTTACGAATCTGAGGAGTTCGGCTATTTCTTCGGAATCGACGGAGCTGGATACAGCTTCTATGAGGAGCATTGGAAGCCGTTGTACAAAGCTCGTGGCTTGCAGTGGCACGACCCGCAGGCCGAGGAGGACTACCAAATGCACGTTGTAAAGGGCTACGTCAAACGTAAGCTCGGCAATAAGGAAGTATGGTGCGACACGAATGGCACGGCGGTCAAGGAGGTGGGCTTCAGTGTACAAAATCAGGGGTAAATATCCCGGCCAGCCGTGGGAGGACATCGACGAGTTTGACACCCGGTCCGAAGCTCTAAAGATGCTCGCTGAGTACCGCATGGCCTTCGGACCTGAGTGGAAGCTCACCATCAAAAAGGCGGTGGCAAAATGAGCTGCTACGAACAGCTCTCCATGTTCACGATGAGCATGGAGCCGACCACCGCGATTTGCTGCTTTGGTCGGGGGCTTGCGTCCGCAACGCCCATCGAAACATGGATGGCCGATCTCGTCCCGAATGGTGAGTACGTTATCCACGTTGCCGGTCATCCGCTCGTCCTGCGTCCGGCAGGAATCACACGGAAAGCTATTCCGAAAGGCCATGAGTTCTACCACTACCTGATCGGCGACAAGCTCTACGCCGGTATCTTTGTTGGGAGGGATGCACGATGATGGACAGAATCGTTGTCACGGCAGCGGACATCGAAAAGCTCCTCGCATGGCGAGATGAACACAACGATTTGGTTCGTTCGATGCCTGTTCCTCTGCGAGAGGTAAAAATCCAGATTGTCGAGAGCGGTATCTCCATCAAGTGTTTCCGCTTCGACAAGAAGCTGAAACTTTACCTCGATAGCCCCAGCCGGAAGCTCGGACACGTTGTCTTCGCTCCGCTTGGCAACGGCCTGTGGAAGAAGAAAGTGAGTACGCTCTCTGCTGACTGCAACCCTGCCGAAACAGAACAGGGAGCTTTGACCGTGTACGGCTCCTTGATGGCTCTGATGGCCTACGGAGCATCTGAAACTCCCGCCGCCACCGAAGTGGAGAACGAGCCGAAAGCTCACACTGGCCACAAACGCTCTACAAGATGGAATCCTGCCAGCACCACTTACATCCTTCACTCGTCTGGAAAGCAGCTCTCTGTGGCTCCCAAAGGCCACCACGCAAGCCCAAGCTGCTCCTTCACTGTTCGCGGTCATTTCCGGCATTACAGGAGCGGGAAGACCGTCTGGATTGCCGAATACCGAAAAGGGACCGGCAAGGAGCAGAGCAAGACCTACAAGATTGGAGGTGATTTGGATGAATGAGAAATCCGAATGGCAGTTCCTCATTGATTATGTCAAGGACGACACGACCGATTTTGGCCTCGATTCCTGCCGGAACCAACTTCTTGCATTGTGGACCGTCTACTGTATGCACAACGACCTCGATGTCGATACCGCGATGTACGATGCTGTCCTGCTTGACCTGTTCAATGCTCTCTCGCTGGAGCAGCGGCGCGAGTTGTGCCGCAACTACTATCCGAAGTTCGATGATGTGATGGGCGTATGGCTCGCCTAATATTGGAGGTGATCTGAATGGATGAAAACGCCGAATACTGCGCCATCGTAGCATTCACGAAGGACAACGACCCGACCTGCGAGAAGAATAGGCAGCAGCTCTATGCCCTCTGGACCGCCTACTGCATCCACCATGATTTGGTCGTGTCATCCGCCGTATACGAAGCTATTATCGGGCATCTGTTTTTCGCACTCTCGTCCGAATGGCTGATTCACCTGTGCAATGGCTACCGCGACAGATTCGAGGAACACATGGCACAGTATCTTTGATGGAGGTTTGAGACTATGAACAAGAAGAAAGTCCCCTACAACACGCAGGTGCAGTTTGCAATTCTGGCTGGCAAAAGCGATGATGCACACGACATCATTGGTCGCGCTCTTGCCGAAATGGGCAATGGTGCTCTTGAGTTTGCTCAGAGCTATCCGTTTGACGACTTGCCGTTCGTTATTGTCGCCATGAAGGTTGCCGTCAATGCGCTTGAGTCTATGCTTGGCCCCAACGGAAAGGCACTTGCCGACACCATTTACAGCCGTACCGACAGCATTGTCGTTGATGCCTCCGAGTTCAAGCGTCAGGCGAAAGGTGGCGACGGCAATGTCTGATGAAATCTGCATTTTGTTTGGCGAGGACGGTAAAGCCCATGCGTACAACAGCGAGTTCGATGTGACCATCCACTGTGAGAATGAGCGTGAGATGAACGATGCCGTTGCTCTGCTCAATTTGGCGAACCGTCTGCACTGGAGAAAGACCGATTTGACTCCTCCCACCGAGGAGGATGCCGATGAGCACGGCAAAGTTCTCGCCGTAGAGAAGTGCGGTGCCTTTGAAGGTGCGGTCGAAACGTGGGACTTTGATACGATCGCACAATTCCCTGACCAATACCCCATTTGGATGCCGCTTCCTAAGCTGCCGGAGGTAGAGGAATGAAAAAAGCTGTTCTCATCAGTATTCGCCCTGAGTGGTGCGACCTCATCGTGCGAGGCAAGAAAACCATTGAGGTGCGTAAGACCCGCCCGAAGCTGGAAACGCCGTTCAAGGCGTACATCTACTGCACGAAAGCTCCGCAGCATCTTATCACCATTTTCAAGGATGGCGAAGAAACGGTGGACTTAGAAATCCACCACGGAAAGCCTGTATTTTTGAAGTGTGATAAGTACCTGCCTGATAGTGTTCGTGATAAGACCCATATGGTTATTGGGGAGTTCACCTGCGACGATATTGATAGAATTACGCCACTTACAAGCTCTATTCCGGGAAATCTCGAAGAAAGGATTTTTGGAAGTTGCCTTACAGCGCAGCAGGTAGAGGCCTACGCGGGCTGGAAAGGGTGGATGCGTTTGGCTGACTGCCACGATGCGTACTGCTGGCATATTTCCAACCTCAAAATCTACGATAGGCCCCGCAATCTGCACGAGTTCGTCCGCTTCAATTTTCAAAGCATGAACGGAACGAATATTTGCGGGAACACGGAATGCGAGAATTATATGCCGTCCGACAGTTGGATGCAGCCGCCAGAATGCGCCATTGAAGGGTGCTATCTGAAACGCCCTCCGCAGAGCTGGTGCTACGTTGCTGAGGCAGAGGAGGACGACGCCTTATGAGTAAGAAACGGTATCTTGAAGCTGAGATGCTGAAAGAGTTCCTGCGCATGGGTATGAAGGTAGGCCATATCCACACATTACAGGATGTGGAGAACTATATCGACACCCAGCCAGAAGCTACCCCGCAGGAAGTGGCCGGTCAATGCTGGAGAAATTCCAAGTATGACCCGCCGACAGAAACGGATGCTGACAGACTCGGAAGAATCATTGTTTGGGGAGCCGCGGTCAAGCACGTTGACATCACATATTGGGAGAATGCAATTTTTCACCCTATGGACGTTCCGTTCTGGATGCCG